TTCAAAGGCAGATTGATGAGATGCCTGAAGGTGATGACCGTAATGCCATTCAAGAGCAGTTTAACACCATCAAGCAAAACCTTGATGATCAAAAGGCAGATCTTGAGAAAGGTAAGTTCAGTGCCTACACTAACCGTGACATGGCTGATCCGTGGCAGGGTGCTCCTAGCTCCCGTGCTAAGTCTGCCTTCGACGGTGCTGAGCAAGCTAAGCGGATGAATGACCAGTGGGATACTCCTGGTGCTGGTTCTACTGACTCCATGTTTACGCCGGTTCAAGCCTATCGAATGGCGACTGAATCCGGTATGACTGAAGCTGAGTTGGATCGTCTTGCTAAAGAGCTTCTCACTGATAGCCGTTATCAAGAGATGAAGGCTGAGGTTGCAAAGAATAAGATGACCTTCAAAGAGGTTTATGGATATGCTTTTGAGCGTATGCAAGAAACCATTGGTCGTGATGCTACCTCTACTGATCCTGAAGACTTCTGGAAACCGTTCCTTGATGATGTTCAAGACCGCTTTGGCGGTACTGAAGCGTGGTCAATGAAGAACGTGGTTGCAGCTGACCTTGTTAATGCTTCGTTGTTCTCTCAACTGCGTGACCTTGGTATTGCTAGCCGTGAGCTGTTTGAAATTGCAGATGTAATGGATACCGATGGTCCGATGAAGACCATTGCTGATCGTTTGATTGTTGGTCTTACTAATGTCAAACGTTCTCGTTATCTTATTTCTAATGAGTTCCGTAAGCTGCAAGGTCCACGTGCTAAACAGGCTATGACTGATCGTGTTGAAGCATTCCGTGCTGAATCGGAAGCTGCTGTCAACATGTTCATGGAAATGGCACAGAAGTCTGATAGTGATGCTGTCGTCAAGGCTTTGGTTGAAGCATTCTCTATGAGCAATAAGATCCAAAACTGGAAGGATCTTGATGCTTATATGAAACAGCGTATCCGTAACTTCGGCATTCAAGGTGAACCTGGAGTTATTATTAAAGAGCTGCAAGGTGTTATGATGCATAGCATTCTGAGCGGTCCTAAGACTCCTTTAAGGGCTATGAGCGGTACGTTTACTGCTGGTGTTCTACGTCCTATGAACACTGCTGTAGGCGCAAGTATGACTGGTGATTGGGATACTGCTAAAGCCAGTATGTCATCTTTGAGTGCTTTTATGCAAGCTATTCCTGAAGCTTGGAAGCTCTTTAAAACAAACCTTGGAGCTTATTGGTCGGGTGATGTTTCATCCGTTCAAACTAGGTTTACAGAAGGTCGCACTAAAGCTGATGACCAATGGGCATTGTATGAGCATTGGACTGACACTCGCGGTAGTGATGCAGATAAAGCATCCTTTGCGATTGCCAACATGGTTCGTACTTTGAATAACAACAAGCTTTTGACGTACAGCACTTCTATTATGGGTGCTACTGACGACGCCTTTACCTTACTTATGGCACGTGCACGGTCACGTGAAAAAGCATTGCGTCATGCAATGGATGTCCATAAAACAGGTGATGTTGCAGAGATCTCTCCTAAGATGCTTCAAACTTATGAAGATGCTTTTTACAGGGATCTTCTTGATGCAGATGGTAACATTAACTTAGAGAGTGATCTTTACTTTAAGTCAATCGTTAAAGAAGCAACCCTTACTCAAGATCTTAGTGGCTTTACTGCTGGTCTTGAAACTGCTTTTAATAAATTCCCATTTGCTAAACCTTTCTTCTTGTTTGCACGTACCGGTGTTAACGGTTTGAACTTTAGTTATAAGTCTAGCCCCTTGCTTGGCTTGTTGCATAAGAACACTGTTGACATCCTTAGAGCTTCTGAAGACAACCTTGATTCTGTTGCTCAGTACGGTATTACCAATGCAGCAGATCTTGCTAACGCTAAAGCTTTGATTGCTGGTCGCCAAGCTATTGGTGGTTCTATTGTCACTATGGCTAGTATGCACTACCTTAACGGTGGTATTACTGGTAATGGTCCTCAGGATCGCCGTCTGCGTAAACTG